CATATTTTCTACTGCTTCACCGTAGAATGCTGAGCCGGATGGATGAGAGGGATTATAAAGTGTGTAATCTATTTCATCATCAGCTAAAGCAAATTGTGTAATTTTAAAAGAGCCATCTCCTCTAGCTAGTAACTCTCTTCCTTTTTTTGTAAGTATTGCATCGACTGTTACGACACCGTTGTTTAAATATCCCATTTGTTAATGTTGTTTATTATAAATATATTAATTTAATCTTTTCTACCTAGTCTTAATGTTTAAAGTGTACCGTCTTGTGATCCTGATATGTATGTGTTAAATATAAACCCTTGGTTGTTAGTTTCTACTATAACCATATCATCAGGAGCATCTTTTACTTTATCTGGGTTTAGTACAAATATTGCATTAGAAAAAGGTATAACTCTATTCCCTTCTATGTCTATTAACCTATCTCCTGATGCTAGTGAAATTATGTGGTTACCGTTTGCTACTTTTCCTGCGGTGTTATTTGCGTTTCCATCTGGTCCTCTACCTCTTAGCACCTGTACTGTTAATACTTCCCTTATTACTGTTCCGCCGGCATCGTACTTTGTAGCTACGGATACAATTTGCATATACTCTTTTATATCTGCTCCGGCTGAACTTTCGGAAACAAACGAAAGTAGATCTCCTGGTAGTATTTTTTGACCGTACCCTTCTTTCCATATATCAAAATGGTTTGTTGTAGACGATTCTATTTCATAAGCGTTTCCACCAGTATAAAACTCACCTACGTTTCCAACTCTTGTTGCTGGTTTATCTCTAAGGCCTGTAAATGATATCTCTTCAATTGCATTTTCATACTCTTTTCTTAATCCGTCTGAACCTGATATCCCGTTTAATAACATGTTTATATTAAACCATGATCTACCGTAAGATGGTGTGTTATCAAAGGAACTAGATATGGAACCTTCAGTTAACCTTAATACTTTAATAGTTTGGGCGTTTATAGCAGAATCTATTCCACTGAATTCTTCTTTGGAAGTTTTAGATCCTCTGTACCTTGCATTAGATATACCTGTTGATGTATAGTTAGAATCTTGAACTTCAGCGTGTTCTGCGTAAGGTGTAAACTCTGGTGTTGCATATCTTACTTCGGTGTAGTTTGTTGTTCTGTCTAACGATGTTAACGTTCCTATAATTTTTTTAGGTGGTGTTAGACCAGGGTAACTAAGTCCTGGATTGTTTATTACTTTTATTCTGGTATGTACAAAATCACCGTAGCTACCAGATGGGATTACTTGTCTATAAGGAAAAACAGTCTTTAAATATCTACCGTCAATATACTCTACTTGTGCTAATGTATGTGCTACACCAACACCAGTAAAGTCACTTTCTGGGTTAATTTCAAGTTTAACTGCAAAAAGGTGGTTGTACTTATCCGTGGGGTCTTCTAATATTACTGCACCGTTTACGTTTCCTAGTGCGTTTACAATTGAGTCCCTAGTTACAGAGACTTCTATGTCTATATCGTTTCTAAATGGAGCTGGTGCTGTAACGACAGTACCTGCGCCTCCACTTGTGCTAAATACTGTGTTATTAAGAAATGTGTTATGATCCTCGTCATTAAATCCGATCCTGTTAACTTCTATTCCGACTGCAGCGTTAAAGTTAGAAGGGTGTACAGTGCCTGCAGATCTATTTAACTTATACCTTTTAGTACCTGTTCGAATCTCTTCTGAATTACTTATTAATACGTTGTAATCATTGTTATAGAAGTTTTCTGACATAAATGGGTCAAATGTAACAGATGATGATAAGCTTGAAGATATATCAGCAAACGTAAGATCTACGTTATCAATGAAGAAGTAATTGCCTTTTTTTGTTGCTGATATCTTTTTAAATGAGCTGAAATCTCCTGAGCTTGTTATTCTCATTTTTAAACTCTGTAGGTTTTGTAGTGTAGGCACTACGTCAATCCCTCCAATAGCATTTTCATGTACCGTAAGAGCTCGTACTATATGGTCTCCAGACAATGAATCTACATTATAGAATGCTCTAATTTCTCCATTATTTGGGTTTGTGTTTGCAAATTGTGTTATGTTAGCCATATTACTATTCTATATTATTTATCTTTACTTTGTATTATGAGATAGTATACCGTTACTTATATATGTACGACATTTTTCTACTGTTAGGCTTACTACCTTTTGTTTCGCCCCTTCTTTTATACTTCTTATTATCTTTCCTGATGCTTTTTGTTCTACTTTTATATCCCTTAAGGCAATAAATTTATTTTCTTCTTCTATATATACCCTATGTCCTGGAGTGGCTATAAGTACTGTCCCATCTTCAAATTCAATTTCTAATGTTTCTTTTTCTGCTGATGAGATTTCCTTACGTATAATTATATCTTCAAACCATTCTAATGTATCTTCATGTTGAGTTCTAATAATATCTCCGACCTGTAATTCTTCAGCTAGTTTTTGTTTACCGGTTTTCATTAGAATATTGGTGTCCATACTAACACAGAGTTCATCCTGTGACCAGCCTTGGCTAGGACCCATTATGTAAGTGTATCCGTCTTTAACAATTTTTTTCCTGTAGGCTCCATATCGTGTGTTAGTTCCAGAATTTTCTGTAACGATAGCTGTGAAAACATTACTATTTCCTTTACCGTAAGTTCTATTTCCCAAATACGAATAGTATGGGTTATATGCTTGAAGAAAGTTACCAGGTGACAGCGATTGCATTTCGTAGTCAGTATTTCCTACGTATCCTCCGTTCTGTTTTGCTCTTACATAGGTTGAGCCTGTTTGTGCGTAACCGGTTAGATTAATATAAGTTGGTGGGGTTCCTGCGCCAGTTGCGTTTTCCCAATCATAATCATATTCTGGTTTATGTGTTACAGATGCTGTGTGGTATGCTCCTACGTTACCGAAGGTGTCAGTAAGGTATACATATCCATAGACAGTATTACCGTAAGTAGGGCTTGAGAAATCTTGACTTGCAAAGTCGTTTATAAAGACACTTGATGTTCCTGGAGTTGCTGATGAAGCACTTATATATGTTGAGGTTGCTGTTCGTTGAGTTGCTCCAGTGTGGTTTCCGTCAAAAATTACTGAGACTGTACCGTTAAAGTCTACAGAGTGATGCACTTGTACTTTGTATGCAGCAGTGTAGTTTATAGACTGTGTTAGAAGTAACATAGCGCTTTCTTTAACTGCAAAGTATCCTGAGTACCCTGAAGGAACTGCTACTTGTTTAGGAATCACTTTCCCATGGTGGTGTGCTGCTGTGTGTACTGTTGATTCTGGTGATACATTACCTACTGCGTCTCTTAGTTTAACACTTAGTGTGATATCGTCTCCATCTGATAAGGTAGAACAGTTTATACTTCCAAAAACGGATGTATTAACAACGCCAAGGCTAGAATAAGCTTCATTACTACTTTCATCTGATGCAGTTACTATCATTGTAGTACCTACTTCACAGTTATATGCTCTGAAGGGAACGGCAGAAACGTTATTAGATGTTATCGAAGAATTATACCATGCTGATGAAGGAGCAAGAGGAGCGGTACTGTCTAGTGTACCACAGTTCGTTATACTAAGGATAGTTCCATCTGTCTCTATCTCCATTGCAAATTTTTCAACTGTATTACCTGTTTGTATTGCTGTACTATAGAAATCTCCTGTTCCATTTCCTGCAAAAACTGTAGCACCGTTGATATCTAAATAAACTTTATCACTTCCGTTTGCTAAAGGTGGAGATGTAGTCCCATCATGGTAGAATTGATATGCATCTGATATTAATGTAAAAGCACCACACGCAGCAATATTAGTGTTATACTCCGTAGGATTACTGCTGTCCATTATGAATAGTGATTCTAATACATCAGCACTACTTTGCTCTACTGGGGTTATATTAAATTTTGTTACTGGGTGAGATAAGTATTTAAATGGGTTATTAACATTTAATTCTCCGTCTGTTATAGTAATAGTAGAGCCTGATAGCTCTCCATTATACTTCGGAGATTCATCTGCTATGTTTTTTGTAACAGAACCACTTATAGTCTTCACTTCCTCGTTATAGAACGTAGTAGCATTATGTCTTATATTAGTTCTTGACTTATTCTTTCCTCCACTCCAGTTAGGTATTGGATATGAATTACTATTTAACATGTAGGTCGGCATAACCGAGTTAAGTGTAGAAGGGTTAGAGGCTATGTTTCCTGATGTTCCTAGCTGTTTTTGTGATATTCTTAACGTATCTCCTTCTTCAAATTTAGTTACTATATCTAAGTTAAATCTAAACTTCTGTCCATTAGGGCTATCTATAGCTTCTTTAAATGCTAATGCTTTTGTTGCTGCTGAACTACTGTATGGTATTATTACTCCAACTTGACTACTGTAAATATCCCCAGGTGTTCCTGAGCGTCGTACTACGTAGTGTTTTGTTAAAAGAGGTAGTACATTAGATGTAAGAATTAAACTAGTTGTAGCCTGTGTAGGAGAGTAGTCAGAGTATTTAAATGTAATGTCTACAAATGCTGCTGTAGGTTCTTCAATAATAAAACCGTTTAACGGGGTGTAAAATTTATGTATTTCTTTCTTAACACCTATAGAACCTGATTGTTCAAATGCTGATAGAATTACATCGTTCGGTAGTGGATCAAAAGAGTGGTAATCGCTACTGTCATTAAATCTAGCAGACCATCTGCTACTTGAGTTCTGTAGGTTGTAAGCTATACATACTAAATTCGGGTGGTGTATATCGGCATCAAATGAAGTATTCCCTGGGAACCTATTGTCTATTGATTCAGAACTAAACATTATGTAGAAGTCTTGATGTAGACTTGCAATAGAACCTGTAGGGTGTATTTCGTAGGGTGTGCCTACAAACTTATCTTTTATAACTGGATCTACTCCTATTACATTACCTGGTTTATATACTTCTTCTATATTGTACTCAGTTCCATCTGGATGGTAAAATACTGTACCCTGTGGGACTATTTCACCAAAGTCTGCTGATCCAGTAGCAAAATTTATATGAAAATTAATATCTGAATGTCCCCCTACCTTACCTGGGCTGAAATTAACAGGTAGCCCTTTTAGGTGTTTATTTTCCGGTAATACCTTATCATTGTACGCTCCTGCTGAAGAACCTGTTACAAAAGCTGTATCTATACTTGCTGAGTAAGTATTATCAGTTCCTTCGACTGAGGGTGATTTAATTTTGGATCGTTCTAAACTATGTGGCTGTATGATAATACCTACATCTAAATTTGCATTAGAGGGTACAAAATCTTTAATCATTTTAAAGAGTACGTTATCGTAGAATTTAAAAATACGTACAAAATCTTTTAGATTGTAATTTAAATACTCTTTTCCTAAATCCGGAAAAATATTGTACTTCAGTCTCTCTAGCGTATACTTAAACTTATAATCAGGTGATTCATAAACATCTTTATTAAGATCTCTAGGATCTCCAATCCAATGATCTAGACTAAACTGTGCTTGTGTGTAGTTTGCTCTTATTAAGTCTGCTTGTTCATTAATGTACTTATTTAACACTGTTGAAGGTGAAAACCCTACTTCTACTTTTCTTGACTTATATATGTTAGTAGATTGTCTATTTCCTTGTGGATTTTCTAATGTTATTGATCTATTACCAGTTAGTACTTTTCCATCTTCTGGGATGGATGGTATTACTGTTACGCTGTTTAAAGAAGATGTATAGGCATTTTCCGGTCCAAAATATATCGAGTCTTCATGCTGCCCGAATGTTTTAATTGTTAAAAAGTCTTTAGGTATACCAAAGCAGTTTATAAGTGCTCTTAGTCCCCGTTCTGTACCTTTTGATTTAAGTAAAAGTGGTATGTTGTGGTAGAGTCTTTTATATACACTTGCTTCATAATCTTTTGTAGATATAGATTTGCCGGTAGAAGTGGTGCCACCTGTAAATGCAGTTGACATTCCTCCGGATAGTTGACCTGCTCCATAAAAGCTAGAACCTGTTATCCATGCTATATTTCCTTGCGGTCCTGCTATTGTTTGTTTTATTACTATCTCTCCAGCTATAGATGTTGATTCATAAGTAAATTCTCCACCGTGTCCATTACTACTTTTTATAGCATTATTAAATCGATACTCTCTTGCAACTGCTCCAGTGTAAACACCTGCATTTCCTATATAAAATAATGTATTACCTGTTGCTGCATCTATAGTAGATGTTTTTGATACATCGTTAGTAGCTTGGTATGTAATTGTTGTTCCTTGTACAGAAGTTAAAGTAATTGTCATATTACTATCTGCAGTATTTGAATCACTTCTAAATCTTATAAAGCCACTTGCAAATTCTGCTTCAGTAAAAGGACCTGCGTAGTGATTTATTACTTCGCTTTGACTACCGCTATCGTATGTATCCTGTATAATGTAACTGAATAAGTCGTTTGTGCCTTCAACAGAATTATACAGTTTTATTCCCATACTCTTTACTGCCTCCTGTACTAAGTCTTTAGATATACCGTAATCTAACCTGTTATCTGTATCGTACTTATCTGTTAGAGCTTTAGTGTATATCCATAAGTTATCGTAATGCTGACCGAGCATATGAGTAAATGTAATAGCTGCTTTATTATTATCATCGTCTGCTATATATTCTGGTAGAAATCCGGTCAATACATCTAGATTTCTTGCATCATAAGAAGATGCAGATGTTATCTGTTCGTCAAACCACGCTACCGATGCTGTATTACTTATCTCTAAATTTACATAAGGTTTATCATCATTAGACTTAGGCCACGACTTAGATCCACTTTCATAGTATAGGAACCTTTCATAGTGATCAAAATTATTTACTATACCATCTATTAGGTTCCTTGTTGCTACTATACTTCCGCTTGCTGCTACTGTGTTAGGATTGTTAATTCCTTGTTCTGTAAGTAGGTCACTCTCATATGCTTCTAGTAGACTTACTTTATATTTAAAGTTTCTAAGTCTTTCTTCAGCAGAAGAAAAGTGAATAAAGTTTTCATACTCTCTATGGTCTATGCCGATGTTGGCACTCTTTTCATTTATGAGTGAAAATAATTCTTTATTAGAGTTATTAGATTCATAACTAAATAAATCATTTAATTTAAAGTACTCTGTAGGTGTACTGTCTTGAGTCTCTAATTCTACAGAAAAGTTTGCTTGTCTTAGCTTTGGAGCCTGTCTTTCTTCTTCCTCTATATCAGGTATAACTAAAGTAGCTATTGAATCTGATACTTTTTCTACTAGTTGAACATCACTCTTAATATCATATTTATCAGGTAATGGTTCATACAGTCTAAGTGCAACTGTGTATTTGTTATCTAGTTGGAATGTATCTATATTTGTTACTATCAGAAGATCATTATCTCCCATGTTAAGGGAAAGTTCTTCAAAGTAACTCTTACTCTTTATCTTTTCTTTTAGTTCGTCTGTTCTATTAATTAACTCGTTAACTTTTATCTTATCGGAATAAAGTAAAACTTCTTTACGGTCTGTTGATATACTGTGTATGTATAAATCTTGCTTACCGTTACCTATTGTGAATACATCGTTTAAAAAGTGAAATAGTACCTTTACTTTAGTACGTGCAAATCCTTGCTGTATGGCTAGTTCAGCAGGTTTTAATTCTATTTCTGTTGATTTTTGATCTTCTGTGGGTATACTTAGGTTTGGAACCGGAAGTGAGTAGTTATACGAAGAGTACAGTCTATAATTATTTACCGTATAGAAGTGAGTCTCAATATAATGCTTATTAAAGTCAAACTCCTTGTTAACTTTAAAATTGTCTATTAAATTAAGATCCTTACTTGAGTATTTCTCTACATCAGGTAAGCTATTAGCAATAATATCTTGTGAAGTGTATGTTACTTTAGCCATTTACTTTTTTTATTTTAATCTATTTACTACTTTATAATAACCTATATCCAACTTCGTTTTCAGCATCAGGATCGTTAAATGTTATAAGCCTAAAAGATACTTTGTTATTCATACTTCCTGTTTTGTTTGCTGCTTCAACAATTGCATCAGCTTTATACCCTGCTTGTTTTAACTCTTCTACAAAAAAGTCTAATGTCATTTCCTTTGATTCCCTCGGTGTTGCAGGTATAAAGTAGGAACTATCTCCGCCTCTTCTTGAATTCCAGTCTCCTTTATCTGATGAATCTTTTCCGAACATCCAGTAGAATTTATTTTTATAGTTATTTGCTATCGCTCTAACCCATGTAGGTCCTCTATGCCAGTGAAAAATATTAATGGTATTGTTATGTTTCATATAATTATATGCTCGACCTAATACCTGGTTACCGTCTTTGAATATACTAATAAGTTCATCTACATCTGCTTGGGAAGATGCTGCTTGTGCTTCTGCTTCTGCTGCTTGTGCATCTGCTGTAGCTTGTGCTTCTGCTTGGGCGGCGTTTGCTTCTTGTGCTGCTTCTGCTGCACTGTTAGCTATTGTGTTTGCAGTTTCTAGTGCAACTATATTTGCATTTGCTGCTGCTAGATCTGCTTGTAATAAAGCAACTTTTTCTACATCCTCGTAAGATATTTCGTTACCTGTTGCTAATTGTATTTCTAATTCAGCAATTCGTCTATTTCCATCTAATATCTGCTGTCGCAATTGTGCTACTTCATCAAGTAGTGGTTGAATTGATTCTAACTGCCTATCAATTTGGTACAGTTCTGAACTTTTTTCTACTAGGTACTGATGACTATCTCTTTCTCCTTCTACGGGTATTAGCAAATATAGTTTCGAGTACAGTCTAAAGAGCTCTTCTATTGTGTCAGGGTCTACAATAGGTTCGGGTTCTTTAAAAAAAGTAAACTTACTATCGATAGTGTTCCTAAATGAACTCTTATCAAATACTGTTTTTGATATTTTTACTTTTTTACTATCCATTTCTTACAATCTTAAAGATTTGGTCATTATCTATTACTACATCTGTTCCGTCTATTTCTGATTTTATTAATACCTTATAAAATCTCTCTGGTTGAAGACCGTCTAAGTATATATCAAAATAGTTAGATTTACTATCACAGCTTAGTTTAGTAAACGTAGTATCAAAGTCAACTATCATTTCCTCTGTAAACTCATCTCTAAGTCCCCAGTACGATGCAGTTGGTAGAGCATAATTAACAGTATATGCAGACGATGTAGTAAAGGTTCTAGTTGGATAGTTTGGTCTTGAATTTACTCTAAACCTTACCTTTCCTTCATCTGCGTATTTACCTTTATTATTTTTTAAAGTAATAACTGCATCTGCATCTGTTAATGTTGGTAGTGAACCAGAATTATGACTAAAATCATCCCATTTTATTTCTAAATATGGTGGGTAGATTGTGTTGGTGTCGCTGGAATAGTATTTTAATCTTATAGATGCTGATGTAAAGTTTTCGTAAGCATCTTCTACTTTGAGTAGTAACCCATTGTTAGCTAGTGGACTGACATCTTTAGTCCATTCATTAACTGCGTTAGTTATATTTAAATCCAAGTCATAAGGTGTAGTTTTATCTAATGACTTAGATGCACTAACAATAACACCACTATTTGTACCTACATAATCTCCTCCTGCAGATGACCAGTTAGTACCTGAGTCACTTGCTGTCCAAGAGCATCCACCTTTGCTTTCTGGGTTATCTCCAAGCTTACCTAATCCTTCTCCCCATGCTCTTGTAATTACATGACTTTCTACTTTAAAGCTACTAGGTATTTCAGATGCAAAGTTTAAGAAACATTTTAAGCTAGCAGAAAAGTCTGAGCCTCCTGCTTTATCTGTTAATACTTCTTGTATATCTTCTGTTTTAAACTCAATTAATGCTCTAGCAGTAAACCCTGTTCCAGAAGATGGAAATCCACCTATTTCTAGTAACTCATCTCTACCGGTATTCTTATACGGGTATTGAGAGTATATTGTTGAGTCTTGAGTAGGAAAAATTCTGTATAGTGCCATTTTTATAATGTTGTTATTCTACCTTGAATATCGTTGTCTGGGTATTTTAATTCAAATATCATAGGATCTAATGAAGGGAAAATAATATTGTCTTTCATTGCTCCCGGTATATCGTAATCGTACTCAGAATAGCTACCTCCGGTTTTAGTTGTTATCTTAATATTCTGTATTGTTTGAACTCCTTTTATTCTATCTAATAATGTATATACTGTTGATAAGTTTATCGGTTGATTAATTAATCGATTCGATGTTCTAAAGTAATTCTTTAATGCTAAAGAGCAGTTGAATAGAACTTCTCTAGAATTGTAATTAGGTAGTGATATTATATCATAATTAATACCTATGTTTATAATGTAAGCATCTTTAATATCAAGAGAATCGGTTAACATCATATACGGTGCAAGGTATTCTTTTAGATTATTTTTAAGTTGTGTTGAACCTTCTGTTAGTTTATAATCCTTATCATACGCTAAAACATACAAACATACATTAGTACTGTCAATTCTATCATAGCTTTTGGCATTACTTGTTGTAACTATGTCTGGTGTTGTCACAAATGATTTAGCTATTGCTCCTAGATTAGGTGTCATAGTCAAGGCTCTAAATGCATAATCTTGCTTAGTTACTAGTCTACCTTGCTCTGCAAAAGCTTTAAGAGAGTTTTGTCTTACTTCTTCTGCTGAATCTCCGTCTTTACCTCCCGTTGCAGGTTTTGGATTATTATAAGTTAACGTACCTGAATAGGTATTATCTATTGCTGTATATGTAGCATTTGTTGAAGTTGTAAGTGTGTTTGCTTCTACATTTGATGCAACTCCTCCACCTCGTAGATACCTAACTGTCAGTACGGTGCTAGATGGTGCTATACCGTAACTGTCTGTATATAAGAAGTTAGAAGGATCATATGCATAATCTAGTCTACTTATACCTCCAGTGAATGGAGAACCAATATTTGTCGGGTTAGGTACAACAGCTGTATTCTCTGTTGTTGGTGCTCCTGATCCGAATTGAACTTGCATTTGGTTGTTAGACCTTAATCTTGTTACAAATCTTCTCGGAACATTGATTAATGTTAATAGGTCTTCTGACCCTGTGATGTTTGTAGTTTCATATACTGTTTCTTGACCTAAGTACGGTACTTCGTACCATTTATCTCCATTGCTGTCTACTATATCAAGTACTCCTATTATATTAATGTCATCTATTTCAAAAGTAAAGTTTTGCTGGTGTCCTATTACTTCTACTGTTTTAGTAGCTATCTCTCCTGCTGATGCTGTTGCCTTTTTTGTAAGTATGAATTCCGAAGGATTATCTCCCATTAATGAAAAAATTGTAACATCTGTAGGGTCATAAGAACTGGAAAATTTAAAATCAACTGGTTGATTAATTACAAATTTTTGTTTACCGTATTCTAATTGAACATTGCCGTTTACAGATAAGGCTTGATCCCAATCTGGTGTATAGGATGCTCCTGATGCGGCTACACGTTGTGATACTTCGATTTCTACTGATGATGCTCTTGTTGCTCTTGGTCGATATCCCATCATGTAAGCTAATGTATATAGGTTACTTGGGTTTTGAGCGTACTGTAGGTATGTTTCTTGAAGTTGTGAGTCTTGGTAGAAAGATAATATGTCTCCTACATAAGCAGACATTTCCATAAACATCATACCTGGTGATGTTGCAGAGAAGTCGTTATAGCTATCTGGGAAGTAGTTCTTAGACATCTCTATTAACTGCTGTCTTAAGCTGTTAAAGTCTTTGTCTGTATATTTTATACTAATATTTTGAGCCATTTTTATACTATGTTAATTAAGATTTCATCCTCTAAGTCTGTTCCTACTATGGCAAACTTTAAGCCAAACTCTATTGTGTTATATTCTGTTTTATTTTCTAGAAATAAGTCTATAATATTAAGTTCAGGGAAATAGTTTACTAATGCTTCTCTTATTAGTACTTCAATATCTTCTAAGTTTTCAACAGTAGCGTTTTCAAAAAGCATACTTCTAAGTCCTGAACCAAACGTAGGTCTAAGATATCTTTCACCTTTTCCTGTTAGTAGGTAATTTATTAAATTTGCTTTGATCGCATCAATAGATTGATATGTAGAATTAAATACAGCATTACCTGAGAAAGGTATCGCTACACCTATTGCTTTTCTAGGTTGTAAATCTAACGGATTAATCTTTTTTGCTTCAAATGCCATTTACTCTATATTAATTGTTTTGCTGCATCTACATTGTTAGATGCTTTAAATACTTCTCCTGCTTTTTTAACAAAGTCTAGAGAACTTATATCTATTCCGGGTGCTGGTCCTCCTTGCAGTCCCATTTGAGATGCCATGCTAGTAGCCATATTAGTGCCTCCTTGTACCATGTTAGATGTTCCAGAGAATACGTTTTTGTATTCTTGATTAGTCATCGTAGACTTAGTCATTCTTAACATCTCATCTAGAGATGTTTTACCTGTTTTTGGTGCTACTATTGGTTTCTTAACAGGTACTCTCTGAGTATTTACTGTTGCCTGTGGTGCACTAGGGTTGCTTGCGATCTTAATTGCCTCATTCATTACTTCTTGTAATTCTGATTTAACTGCAGATCGTACTTCTTCCCTGATTATTTTTCTTAGTTGATCTAGTTTCATATATATAAATAGTTATGTTATGGAAGTTGGTTATTAATTCTAAATTTTATTTCGTCTATCAACACTCTTGTTGAAGAACTAAAGGATTTAGGACCTTTTAGTACTGCTATATTAAAAGAATCGTAGACTACAGCGTAACGACGTTTTGCGTAACTAGGTGAATCTTTATCCTCTTCAATTTTTATTGTATATTCTTTACCTGACGATGGTTTAGTGTAACCGTAGACTGTTCCGCCTGCATCATCTATGGATTTCTCGTCAAGTAAACCTACATTTGACGGTAGGTTTTCTATTACAGACATAATATGGTCTTTTTGATCCTGGGGTAATTTATCTACACATGTAAATAATTTAAAATCTAAGCTCATTAGCTTTGCTTTGACTGGTGTCATTGTTGCTAGTGCTGAGTTTGTTACATATTTGATAGCTTTCTGATCTTGCTCTAGCATCTCTACTATCTTACATGCTATGTTTAACAGTTGAGCTAGTCTGTTTTGTTTCCCTACTGAAATAGAGTATATTACACCCCCACCTGGTCCAGGAGGTAAACCGATAGTACCTGGCACTGGTAGCATCTCTAATAACGTTATAATTATTTTTGCTGCTTTTATCGGAGGATCTAATTTATCAGCAAATGCTGCTATAGGTTCAATCTTCTTTTCGACTAATGTAATCTTATTAATTAGAGAATCTCTTGTCTTAAGTATATTTTCCAGTATAGATAAATCTGGGCAGAAATTACCTAGTAGTTCCTGAAGTACCTTAGCTATTAACTTAGTTACTTGTGCCATAATAAGCCCTTCTAGTTTACCTATTAATTTACCTATAAAAAGGCCTAGTTGCGATGGAGGGATAGTACACGGCATTATTCTACGAAGGTTTTAGTTGATTTAAGATTTGACTTTCCGCTTGGATTTATAAGAGCCTGTTGTTGCTGTAATCTTGCTAAAGCAGATGCTCCCTCTTTTACTAAACTTACTACTGGTCCTCCTCCGTTTGAAGCTGCTTGCATAGCGTTACACATTGATTTAAGTATATCTATAGTATCGCTAAGAAATTGCTCAACCTCGTGACCTTTCATTACTGGTTGTTTCTTTTCATTATTATACTCACGTGCTTTAGATCCTAAAAAGATTTTAGGTGCATCTATACAGAGGTAATCGCTAGCGTCTACGTTAACTGTGTTTGCGTTTATTCCTGCTGATTTAGCGCTTGATATTAATATATCGTCTGTCTTAGCATTAAATGTTAATCTTCCTGCGTTTAGTACTACCTGTTCTCCTTGGTACTTAGTTGGTAAGTCCGGTACATCGTCGTAACTATCTCTTTTTTGATTAGCTAATGTAATTGGTACTATGTGGTTGGATGTTAAGTATATAGATGAAGGGTCCTTATCTATATTTTCTACTATATGGTATATACCGTTCTTGTTTAAGTTTACATTAGTCTGACCGTTGCTTATTAGAATAAACGGATCGTTAATGTTATCTTCATCTGTTAATGGATTAATTTCTGAAAAACCTCCTGACATTCGTATCGATTGTGCCAACCTACCTTCTATTATAGTATCACCTGGGTACGGTTGTAAAGGGGCAATTTCTGGATTTAAGTTTAATCCGTCTTGAATATCTACCTCTGCGTCTGCGTCATCTTTTACTGGGTAGGCGTTAACATGGGGGTGGTTAAATATCTTATAAACTGTCTGATAATAATCTACATCGATGTCTCCGGAGTTACTTATTATCTTATTTGGACCTTTAACTAAGTATACTATTTCATTCTTTAGAGGAAGTGTGTTTATATTAGGGTTCAATGGATGTGCGAAACCTGTAAAGGCTTCTTCTCCGGATTCAGAATCATCATAGGACAGTCCTAACTCTCTATAGAATATACCACCTACACTTGCTGCTTTACCAGCGAGTTCATATCTAGGATGATCTTTATCTATTATTACATCTATAACCCTAACAGGTTTATTTAATGTATTAAATTCATCGTCTCTTAAGTCCGGTCCTTTTATACTCATGACTTTACTCTTCTTCTTTACCGTTATCCTCTTGTTTATCTACTAACTCTTCTTGTATATCTTCTGATTCTTCAAGTAGTGATTGAAGGTCTTCGAAGTTAAACATATCCTCACCGCCGCCTTTAGTTTGAGCTATTTCCATTCTCTGTATAATGGTAGCTAGTTTTACTAGTGCATCATCATTTTTAACACCTATTTCCATATACTCTTTAATCATAGGAACTATTAATGTTGCATCGCCAATGTTTTCTATTAGAGGTTTTAATTCTCCAATAAGGGATTTCACTTGAGATTTTGTCTCTTTTGAGTTATCGTAGATTTCACCAAAAAGATCAGATAATGATTTACCTTTAAAAATTTCTTTATCAGTACTCATACGTTTTTATATATAAATAGATTTAAAGTTCTTTTGTGCGAATTAAACCTACATCATTATATTTATCGAATAAAACATAGAAGTGTGTTTTTAACTTATTTACCACTTTAGTTAAGTGTGGAGTTTCACAATCCGTCATTTCCCTTATGTATATATACAGAGCTTTCTTTTTAAATATATCTAAATCCTGTCTTGTTTTAAATATAGTTAAAATAGCATCCGCTATCTTTCTTTCACTTTCTTTAGTAAAATTACTTTCTAAATCTACATATGCTTCTTCTACGTATATATCTAGAAATTGGCTGAGTGATATAGAGTCTTCTTCGTTTTTCCAAAATGGAGTATCGTATGAATCTTCCATATCATCAAAACTTCCGATTTTCTTTAACTTCTTATAATTTTTATTATTATAATTTATTAACCACCTTTTTACTATAGTTCCGAAATATGAATAAGCTTTTGCTCCATTATCCTTATCAAACTTCATAATCTTTTCTTCTAAGAGCATAGAGACTATTTCGTGTTTAAGGTCTTCAATCTTATCAACATCTGTGTAGTAAAACTTAAATGTATGTATTATATTCTCTGCTAGCTTATAGAACGGGTAGTAGATGTGTTCTGTAAATATCTTATTACGGTATTCGGTGTCTATTGAAGAGTTGTACTTGTTTATATATTCTTCTGTCTCTTTTGTAAAGTAATTAGCTTTTGATCTCTTTCTTGGCATAGTTTTCGGGTAGTTGGTATTTGTCCAACTCTTTTTGTATCAGTTTTATATTTTCAAAAAAATAACCGACCTCATCATCAGACTTGAAAACCCCACGTTCGTCAAGATTGTTTAGGTGCTTTTGTGTATCTACTATCAAAGAAGAGACTTTTACCAGGTATTCTGATTGATTATTAGTAATATCTTGGTAATTCTCTACCTTTCTTAGTAGGTTATATGTAATATACGATAAAATTCCGGCAAAAGCAACTAAAATTGTTACTATTATGTATAGAGTGGTAGGATTAATGTTCATACTATATATTTTTAAGTAAATTTGTTAAGCCCTGAGAAGAATTAACTCTTTTACCTGTGGTTGATTTAGTCTTCTGGGATTTAGGTTGTGAAGATCCTCCGTTTCTTTTCCACATATCGTACTCTACCTTAGAGGCTAAGAAGTCAGCAGTATGTAAAACGGATACTAAAGCTGTTTTTTGTCTAGATGATTCAACATTACTGAAAAAGTAAGCTTCATTAGCCTTATCAAACACTCCATCGTGGCATCTTATACCTAAAAACTCTTTTTGATCTACTTTAATACCGAACTTCTGTAAAATAAATAAAGATCTATCTGGAATTAACATAAATTGAAGGTCTGGATTATAAGTATACATTTCTGAAAGCTTATCTTGTCTCCATTTATCAGTCTGAGGTATATAGTTTGGTTGATCTCCATCTCCTATCTTACCTAAATCATGAAAGAGAGCGGCAAATACTAATTGCTCTTCAGTATAATCTAAAGTACCACCCATTTTTTCATATAATCTAGACTGCTCTACAGCATATTGTACTACTCTATTAACATGATCTACATATCCTCCAGCAAAAGCATTATGATACCAAGTCTTTCCACTAGCAGGAGCCATTACATAGTTATCCTCCATGTGTTTTAACATCTCTTTACAAGCGATAGCACGTCCACCTAAATAGGTTTCAATGATTTTTAAGTGTTTTTCGTAGTTTTTAGCAATCTGTTCAGCATTTAACATAGGTAACCTTTTTAAATTTATTCTTATTAATAGTTAATTAAATTATTATTAAATATTTTATTTATTTAAATATACTTTTTATTATACCTTATTAATTTTCTTATATAATATATACAAGGTATTAAAAATTTTGCAGAAAAGCAACTATTCTATAATATATTTTTCTAAATATTCATCTTTTAACACGGAATACTCACCGGCATCCCAAAATACCCTCATATAAACCGATATAGTATCACCTATCATCACTTCTGGGACTGGACCAACTAACCTTTTTGTAGTAAATCTACCTTCTTCATTGTCTGCAAAGTAAATTCTAGTATCATTCTGGACTATAGGGAGTACCATTCCTTGAAACTGACTTAAATAAACCACAGTATCCTGTACAGGTATTGGAAAACCATCGTAAGTCTCTAATCCAGTATAAGGGTTGTACAGTGGAATAGTGAAAGCAATACTATCTCCTAACACATAGTAAGTATCTGTATCAAATTCAGCACTAACAACAGGTACATCGTTATAGTAATAAACAGGATTAGTACGAGATGCCTCTACATCTATAGCAAAATAAGGTAAATACTCTCTAGTCCAATCAAGGACAGCGTGTGTATAACCGTTACTGTCTTTGTAAAATTGAGTAGACATATATGCATTACAATCACCTCCTACACAAGTGTTAGGTATCAAAACATCTTGCTCACAAGAAAGGGCGAGGGCGAGTAAAAACAAAAGGGCCGCCGCGCGAAACGCGCGCAAGTTGCCGCGAAGATTTATATCTAACATACCTCAAAGTGTTTAGCTACCCAACCGTACTTCTCAATATGATCTTCATAGAATTCATCATCACCGTACATAAAGTAAGCATCGGCTTGATCTAACCATCTAAGAGCAGTCTCCTTATCATCAGCCCCTACAGACATTACATCCTTAATAGCTTTATTCTCCCAAGCCCTCTCATCTTCGACTTGCTTTGAGTTTACTAACATAAGGTCGGTAACGAAATCAGCAAGCTCCTGGAAAGACCAATTATGGAAGTTATACCCTCTAGGTCTGAAACCATTAACGTCTTTGTAGAGATCTGAGACCCACATAAGAGTTTCATCGAATTGACTTTGATTTGAAATTGTGTGTGTGTTTGAATTTGCCATAACCTTTATCTTTTTATCTTATATCTAAATATACGAAAAATTAAGTTACTAGGCAACTAAAGTGACAGTTATTTATTAATTATTTGGTAAACTTCTTCTAAAATAAAGAGATCTTTGTATTGAACGATTTTAGCGCATTTCTCATACTGCTCAACACTTATATAATGCTCTATTAGATCATCTAAAGCTAATTGTATCTCATCCTTTGAATAGCTTTTGCCTATACGGAAAGCAGTCTCTATCTTTCTTAAATCCAATCTATTAAGATATCCATACATCTTATCGTAGTACTTACCTTTAATACCTGGTTCTGCTGCTTTAAACTGCTCTGGATACTTACGAGTATACATTAATACCATAAGCTTATAGTTCTCTAAACCTCTTAACACCATCCCCATAAGGACAAAAGGGTTATCTAAGACATCATCGTGTCCATGCTCTCTATATACCTCTTCATCTCCTTGTTCGAAGATGCTAAATAACGTATGTGGGTCTAGTTTTTCCATCATTAATAAATAGCATGTTTGTATAGATCAAAAAATTTGCAAAAAAAAAATTTCAATATTAGTTGTTTTTTCCCCAAAAATTTCTTATATTATTTAATATAATAAGGTATAGAAAATATAGATGAGTACTGGAGAAGATTTACTGTATATTGCATACGCTCAAGGTAAAAACGTAGAGCTACTTAAAAGGGTCGGAGAAATACGGTCGACCAAGCAAGGACAACGTAAAGATATGAATGAACTCATAGATATGGCATATCAAGAGCTAGTCAAAGAAGGAACAATCCAGTTAGACAACTCATAGATAGCCTATGTACTATAAAACATATAAATGTTAAGAATACTATTAAAGAAAGGTGAGGACATTGCAAGAGCATTAAAGAGGTATAAACGTAAGGTACGGGATACAAAGCTGTTGAAAGAACAGAGAGAACGTAAACACTATACAAAACCTTCGGATGCCAAGCGTAAGTCTAAACAAAAGACAATTAAGACCCGTGAGTATAGAGACAAACACGAAGATTTAAAGTAATGAGCAATAGAGAAGAAAATAAACAACTAGGTAAACAAGTATTAGGTATGTTAGGAGATACCGTATTTGCTTTAATAGTAGGAATGCTATGTTTGTTTGTATTAGGTGGTGTTGTGAGTGCTATGTGGAGTTTAATAGCTTAACATATATACATATATATTACTATATACCAAAATTCTATAGGAAGTATGCGATTAGGTATGGTAGAATCTTGCAGAGGACCAACCCTTTAGGGAACTTTACTGTCACTGTTCTATCACCATGATATCTACATGCCTTCACCCGACCGGCAGGATACCGGACGAGTTAACGAAGGACTTAGGAAGGTAAGGTTATACCTTGGAATTGTTTATACGTTTGATTACATACTCTATACCCGCCCATATGCCTAATATAGATAAGACTATAACACATGTACGCTCTGGATGTATAAAGATCTGATATAGTATACCATTAACCAGCTGTATAAAGGCATAACCTATACCATATACTATTATAATACCAGCTACTACCATTACGGCTCTTAATATATTAACCATAGATCAATTTTTGTTTACTAACAAAGTATATAAGACTATCTAGTGCCTCATTCATACCATCGAAATCATTGTTACTCTTAGCCTCATCAAACTTTGCTTGCCAATGCTCAATCTTAGGCATATAGCCGTTGAGGTACTTCACATAATCAGTAGCAGGATTTAAATCTAACTTCTTCTTCATAACCTTTATTTAATTTAATTAATAATTTATACTACACCTATTATACATCTCTCTAACTGAGCGATAGACATTGTATTTAAACCCGGTGTAGGATGATACAACTTATCTGTTCTCTTACTACCATCAGCTCTTCTACCAGACACATTGGCATATTGACTATAACACTCCATGTAGTAGGCCTTATTCATATCCTCTTCCACTCTAATCAATAGACTGGTCCCGGTAGAACTAAAATTGTCACTAAACATCTTACCTACATAACTCTTTAAATACTCTATATTACTCATAACCTTTATTGCTTTATACTTAAATATAAGAAAAATATCCTTAGGAGGCAACTAATACCCCATAGGATTTATCTATCCTTCAACCATTATCATTTCATTTAACGGGAAGTTATATGTAGTTCTCTGAGACATCATATCAAATGTATAACACTTAACCGTAGTAGGACCCAAAGAAGATACATTCATACCATTAAAGTTATTCCAGATACTATAAGACGTTTTACCATCTATACCATCCTTATAACAATTGATCTTATATACCTCAGGCTCTCCTTTATAACCTTTGCCGTAGGTAAACTTAATACTCTCTTCATCCTCCATGGACTTGATGATGTCTAACATTACTTTTGAACTCTTAACTTTGTCTGAATACGTCATAACCTTTATTTATCTTTATTAATATACCTTAATATAAGAAAATTTACGCATATAGACAACTGTTTGGTGGGTTATTTTCCTCTATATAGAAAAAAAAATATTGGAGAGGGGTGCATGCCTGATATAATTTCCTTTCATTCCATACATCCTATAGGTATTATTCTATACAAACAATATATCTCAATATAAAACTATATGTATATCAATATATTAATATATACGTTACACTTAATTGATATGCTTTAGGCTAACACTTGGTTGTTTACCCTCTATCTACCTTACTACCACGGTATCTCTCCATTGATCTTATATCTAATGATATGTAGTATTGATCAAAGTCGTACACTCTCAGACACATGCTTTAGCATGCTTACATATATGCTTTAGGTGATGGCAGACCTCCGTAATGACAC